TTCTTGGATTTGGATGCTGTTTGTTTAACGGACATTTTAACCTCATGTGTTGTCTATATAGTAGTGTAGCATTTTTTATTGAGTGAGTCAACCTTTAGTAAGAGAAAGTGGGCAGAACAATGTCCTGCCCACTTGACTCACCTTAGGATGCTTGCGCAGCCTTGATATACTTGCCGTAGCGATCGTGGAACTCGTCAAAGCATTCAACTGCGTCTGGATCAATTGGTAAACCGTACTGCGATAATGCAAGCTTAATGCCCATTACAACAAGTTCAGTCTCAAAGTTATCCATTGTGAACTTTAAGAAGTTATTGACTTTTTCATCAAACTTCTTATCGCCTTTGTCGTTTGCTTCTTTGAGTTCGTAGCAGAGAGACACAGTCAAGGAATACATGGCACTGATTTCTTTTGCCTTCATCTCTTTTACGCGCCCTTCAAGTATCTCAGTTGGGTTGGGCATCTGTGATGCAACCTTTCGGTGAGCCATAAACTTAACAGCAAGACCTTCGCCAACTGCACCAGCAATTAGGTCAGTGAGTGTACCTTCGTTAAGCTCGTCGCTTAATAGTTCACTTACAAATGACCAACTACGTGGCGTCGCAAATGAACGGCTTGCTGACTTAGGGCTAAAGTCATACAAGTCTTTCTTGGAGAACTGAAGGAAGCCAACAACGTCCTTGTGTACTTTGTTGTCAACTGCCCATTGGAACCAGTCGTTAAAGTCAACAGCCATTTCAAGGTGTACAAAACGGTTGGCAAGCGGAGCCGGCATACGGTAAGTAACGCCTTTGTCTGCTTCTCGGTTGCCAGCAGCAACAATCATTACATTGTCTGGCAGCTTGTACGTACCAACCTTGCGGTTGAGAATAAGCTGATATGCAGCAGCTTGTACACTTGGTGCAGCAGAGTTCATTTCGTCCAAGAACAAAATAATGCGCTTATGCTTTTTAGCTAGTTCTGCATCTGGAAGTTCAACTGGCGCGCCCCACACCATCTTGCCGATGTTGGAGTCAAAGTAAGGAATGCCCTTGATGTCAGTCGGTTCCCAAAGTGACAAACGAATGTCAATAACAAGTGCTTCGAGGTCCTCGCCGATCTGATGCACGATATCCGACTTGCCGATACCCGGGGGGCCCCAGAGGAAGATTGGACGTTGTTTCATCATCGCGTGACGAATTGCAGCTTTACCCTTATTTGGGCTAACGGTTCTAGTAATCTCAGACATTGTAATCCTTTCTGTGTGTTGCAGTGCCTACGTACCTTATAGCACTTGTATTAAACTGCGTCAACGACTTTTTTGAGGATTGTGAGACTTTTATATTGTATACTAGTTATTAAGCGTTTTAGCCCTGCTTAACGCTTTGGCAAGGCCATATTTACGCAAGTCTCCGCTAAACAGTGCTAACTCGACTGCTTTACGTTCATTTGTAACGTGAATGCCGCGCTTGTCCAAGTGGTATGGACAATCAATAAACTTGTCTAAAAATATGATCACTTGTGTAGTGAGAGGCATGTCGAGCGCAAACGGGATGTCGTATACTGCTAATTCCAATTGTTCAACAATTTCTAGTCCTAGGTCTGTTAATCTCAACCCGCCGCTTTCTTTTTTACGAGTATTTTGCCACCACAAGGGCAGATACTCGCGTACAGCATCGTCGTTTGATGTCTTGCTTAGTTGTTGTAAAAATATTTTAGTATATACTTCTTTATTCATCTACGGCCGTACCAGTTAATCTAACAACAGTAAAGTCGCCTGTTCTGAATGTTGAATTAAGTTTCTTGGCTAAGTTGTGTGCGTGCCCAGGATTTGAAAAGCTGGTCTTTTTGTACTTGGGTCCTGGGTAGTTTGTTAGAGAGTTAGAACTTTTTAGATTAAATGGGGTTCCTTTGTGAAAGACTGCCCAGATTGCATCGGCTTCTAGTACTTGCTCGCATCTGTAGGTCTGGCTGTTGATAAATTCTAACAACACAGTAGGTTTTGGTCGACTCATTATACGTACTCCGATATATACGTATATATTTATCTATAATGAGTTACTTCCAGCCTACGCCCCCATTGAGCTCGACCTTAATAACTTCGTCATTGTTACTAGCTGCATTTGCACATACAAACTTTTCCAAGTCTCCATGTAATCTACTCATTACTATACCTAGCGTAAATGCAAGGGCCTTTGCAGTAGCAGCATCAATTCTAACTTCCTTGGAGTTGCTAGCTTCTGCCGCTTTGACTTTTTGAATAAATTGTTCTATTGGTAATGTATTAATCGGATCTATTGACATTGGATAACATTGCTTTCATTTCAATTTCGGTTTTAAACGGGCCGAGGTATGCGTTGCGGTCGATGGTAATCAATTTAGGACAAAAGCTCTTAAGCCAGTTAACGTTGAACTTGATCAGGTAGTATCCTGCACAGTAAACACTTTTTGATTTTTCGCTTTTGGTAAACAGCGGAAGATTACGAGTAATATCAAACATTCCGTTGTATGCGTGTGCCCTAGAAGGGTATCCGTGTACATCTAGATCTACTCTAGTTGACTTGGGTGCAATAATCTTTACAGTAAGTGGATTCTTACCAAAGTGCTTGGTTAGCTGCTTTTCGTCCTTGTAGAAGCTTACTTCACCTTTTTTAGAAAAGATAAACTTTTCCTCGTCCTTGCTAAGTGTTCCGATACGGACACCGTGCTCTTCGAGGATCCAGAACTTGCCTTTTAATATTTCTTTTGCTTTCATTTTATTTCCCCGGGTATTTGGCATTTAATGCTGTTGCATATGATGCTGCTTGATCTGCAATTCGTTGCATGTCCCACTTGGCACAAAACTTCATTAGTCGAAGTCCTACTTGCAATACTGCCTTGGTCTCGACTGCATTAATTGAATTATTAATTTCTTCTCGAATGTGTGCAGGTTGTGCTGTTAGGTCGCACAACACCACATTGCGATTATAGTCGTCTAGTACTCGATGCTCTTCGCCATTATGATCAACCCATCGTTGCAGCATCATATTATTCCAATTGAATCCTTTGTTTGTCTTATCATCAAACGCTTCAATTAGTCCAACTTTCTTAGCTGTACCTTTTTTACGAACTCCTGGGTATGCACTAAACACATTATCGCTTACATCGCCTCGCATGCATTTTTCAAACAACATAAATGCAGGCTCTGGCGCAGGCTTCACTTCGTTGGTCTTTTTGTCAATAACCGCTTTGCCGCTATCATCAAAGTAACCTTCGTGTGTAATAGTAACATTACTAACACCGTTGTACTGGCGAACAGTAGGACTAACCAACTGAGCAAAGTCGCCGTCTGTGCTAATGATAACATGCTTGTCGTGTGGGTGTGCTTGTACCCATCCTGCAATCAAGTCATCTGCTTCAAGTACAGAATTTCTAATAACAGTGCAATTGGTCTTTTCGGTAACAAAGTTTTTAAATTCGTCAAAGATTTCCCAGAATGCAACATCTTCATCCTGCTGTATCTGTGTCATTGCATCTCTGTGTTCTTTACGGTTGCGCTTGTAAGGTTCGTAGAAGTCTTTGCGCCAACTGCGCCCCTCGAGGCAAAACACAACATGATCTGCATTAAAGTCAGTCCATGCCTTTCTAACACTGTTAAGTGTAATGTGTAGCGCCATTCCGACTTTGGTGTCAATGTCACCTCGTACCACATGCCTGGCCCGAAAAAATGTATTAGCAGTATCTACTAAAATATATGTGGTCATGAAATCTCCGATTTGCCCTTAGAAAGGGGAGTTACATTAATATAGCCGCTTCCGCGCCTAGAGTCAAGCCCTTCGTCGTCGAGCATCTGAGAAACAATTTCCTTGAACCATCTATCAACTACTTCCTCTGGAGGATCGTCATGTGTACCGTATCCGTTTAGCACTAGGTCAGTAACAAACAAATCATTCCAGTCTAGTTCAAAAAAACCATTTCGGATGTTATCTTGGTTTATATGAATATCTAGTACGTTAACCCATATCTCGCCTTTTGCAGTTGCACGCTCCTTCTCGGACATTTTTGCAAGTTCTGCTGCGTCACTTGCTTCCTGTGCAGCAAGCGTTGCTGCCGCTGCTTCTGCTTGTGCCTTTTCTAGATTTTTTCCTTGTTGGATAATAAGTGCTGATATTCGTTTTTCCTCAGCAATGCGTGTATCAGTAGCAACCTGCGCTGCTACCTCTAAATCTGCAAGACCGGTTATTCTTTTAATCCAATTTTTCATTCTTTTGTATAACTAACTGTCTTTTCGACGCTGAACCCTGCCATGCGTTGTAATACTTCAGGGTCTTCCATTCCTTTTGCTAGTGAATCAAGACGCTGTGCAATGCCTGATGGATCTAACATAAATTCAATTTCGTCTTCTACAAGGTGTTCTTGTCCGTTGTTGACTAGTACTTTATTACAAAAATCAATTTTAGATTGTTCTTCTAGAGTATATTTACTTACAGCATTCTCCAACGGTTCGTTGAACAATACAATAATCTCACCGTCGGCAGTTTTTTGTATTACCTTTGCGTATGGTTGAAATGTTTCGGGATTCATTAAAGTGTGGTAGATAATTTTTCTCATAGTTGTTTCCTTTTTATATTTTAATTCAGCAGCGGCCTTAGGTTCCCCAGGCGTTTCCAAATAATTCTATGTGCAGTCTAGGAGTAAATCTCCATCCGCGTTCCATGCAGATTTTTGCAACCTCTTGTACGTTGAGATTGTACTCTTCTGACCTGCCGCCTAGCGGCATTAGATAGACAGGACATTCGATTCCGGCATCTCGGTATTCTTGTACAGCACGCCCTGCTTCGTCGATGTCTTCACGATCCGCGACAACAAATTTAAGATATAAATTACTGCCGCTTACTCCAGTATACTCTTTTGCAATAGCTGGCTTGATAGCAGCATCCCACTCTTCTCCGCTAACACTAAGCTTTGGTGAACAACTCCATGTAACTGTAATTCTATTGTTACTGTGGAGATAGTCAAAAAACTCTTTGTGCAAAGGCTGTGTGGTGTTTGTTTCTACTGTAATATTGCGTAGGTCCTGCATGCGCGGATGTTCAAACATTTCTACATAAACGCGCTGCCATGCAAGCAACGGCTCGCCACCTGTTAGAATTAGGTGAACATCTTGTCCGTTGTCCATTGTCCACTTGCCTTCTGGTGTAAGAGATAGCAAGTGTTCAACAACTTCGTCAACTGTTCTGTTGTGTACAAGGTGTTTGAATTCCGGATAGATACTTGCATACGTGTCACATCCAGTGTGTATAATAGGCAAGTCCTCAAACTTTTCTGTAGTATTGTGTACATCGGCATCAATCAACGCCTTAACTTCTTCATTGTAACGTTGCCCTTTGTCGTGCTTTTCAGCACGACTGGGTTCATCTTTTCCTAGACCGAAGTTCATGCAACGAAAGTTACAACCGAATGTACGGAGAAATACACTGGGTACTCCTACAAATCTGCCTTCGCCTTGAACGCTATAAAACGCTTCTGAATATCTTAGTTTCATCTTGGGGCAAACTCCTGTTGTAGTTTAACGTTATCAAAAAACTCTTGCTTGGTTGACGGGTCAGTTTCAAATGCTCCTTTGAGTACAGTTGTTTGTGTTAAGCTACTATGTGCCATGATACCTCTATTTTCACAACAACCGTGTGTTGCCTGGATATAAACTGCTATGTCTTCTGAGCCGGTTGCACTAGCAATTTCTTTTGCAATATCCATTGCAAGTTCTTCCTGTAGCGTTCCGCGTCTTGCACACCATTGGGCTATGCGAGTATATTTACTTAATCCGATAAGTTTGTCTGCGGCAAGAATGCCAATGTACGCCACTCCTTGGACTGGTTGGTGGTGATGCGAACATACACTTAGCAGTTCACTTCTTACCACTAGCATGCCTTTGTATGCGTTTTCTGTGTTGTTTGGAAATGCAGTTGCTTTGGGCATAGTAGTATACCGTCCGGCCATAAGTTCTTTTATATACATTTTTGCAAGGCGTCTGCCAGTGTCTTGAGAGTTTGGATCATTTACTCTGTCAATTACTAGACTGTCAAGTACGCCTTCGAATTTTGCAGTTAGTTCTTCAATAAGTTCTTCTGCATCGCCTTCTTTGAGAACAGACGAGATGTTGTTACTTGCCCAATATGGCATGCCCGCTGCTTCTAAGCGGTTTTTAATTTCTTCACTTTTGTTCATTTATTTCTCCGAGTTAACCGACGTGGATGTCGTAATATGTACTATAACGTATTAGTTACATTATATGATATATTTAAGTATTTGTCAACTACAATTATCGAGATCTGGTATTCTCTTGCGTGTGCCATTCTTTTTCAGGATGAAACGCGGACGCAGACATTTGCAACTGGTCGTGCTTTAGCATAAGCAAAGTTTGATCTACTTCGCTGCCGAAGAAGAATTGATACCAATTGTTGTTTATGTTTTCCCAATTTTCATCCCAGGAGTATTTTGCTTCTTTTAAGTTATAACAATAACCGTAAGACTTGCTAACCTTCTTATAAAAGACATCATCTTTGCCATAATTGTAAATGTACAAGCGTATGTCTTTTAGTAATCTTTTGTCAGGCAAGTCGCAATGAGCAAAACATACAAAAGGGTATTCGGTATCAATATCATACTCCCATTTGTTGCGAAAGTACGTTGCATTTGGGAAGTATTCTAGAACTTCAAAATTGCCGTTGTGTCTAATAAGATTGGGCAATTGTTACTCCTGTAAATCTCTAAGACAAAGGTGCGTCGGGCAATGACATCCAGTGTGTTGGCACTGACGAACCAATACCCCACCACTCGTCATTGTCTTCTGGTTCAGGGTCTGATGCAAGAACCCAATTGAGGAACCTACTTGACCATCTAACAATGGCTATTCTATCATTGGCGTATATCATTATTTCTTTGCCATCCTTGGGAGAAGTATCCATTGGTTGCCATTTATTTGTCATTTGTTCTTCCTTTGTTAAACACGATAAACTGCCACCATGTCCCTGAGCAATTCAACTTGCTTTGCGACACCCTTTGCGTCGTTGTTTAATTTGTCTAGCTCTTCTAGTAAATCCGCAATTTTGTCTTCGAGCTGTTTTTCAGTCATCCCGTTTGCATCACCCTGTTGTACCAACGCATCCATGTATGATTGCGCTCGACGATTTCTGTCAGCCTGTATGATATTGTCACGGATCTTTGATTCTTTTGTATCAAACCGGTACATACGATCTTGCGGTTGAACAACTGCCCATAGAACACGTTCGCCCCAGCGGAAAACAAATGCCCATCGGAACACATTCGCGCTTCTCATAGCAGATGTGCTACTTGGATCGACAAGGGTCCCGTCGTCAAAGCATTCAAATCTTTCCCAGCCTACTCTTGGTAAATATCTTTTCATTTAATTATTCTCCTGTAATTCGCACGCCTCGCATGCTCTGCGAGCCTCCTGTGCAGTTTCATACGGACCGTGAACGTCCATTCCGGACTTGGCGTAAAAACCGTCCGTTTCGCTTGCTACTTGGTGGTTAAGCAATCCTTGTGCAAACATGTTTTGTTGTCGTTCATGCCATCGTAGTTTCATCATGTTTCTTCCCATGGGTAAACAAGCCACACGTTATCTTCGTTTTTGTCTACATTGTGCCAGCTGTAATCAACATCGGTAAAATTGCTAGAATAGTTTTCGGTCATTGTAGCAAATTTTACATTCTTGTTCCACACTGCGTCCCATGCATTTGTTTCGTTTGGCAAGCAAC